ATGCTATCATAACACTTAACTCTGACTTGGGTGGTGGTGTAGCTGCTTCTGAAGATGCTGGTATCACAATCAATCGTGGTTCCGACACAGACGTATCATTCATCTACGACGAATCAGAAGATCAGTGGTCGCTTGGTTCAGAGCAGCTTGTTTCGGGTGATCTCATCCCTGCTTCAGATAGTGCAGAAGACTTAGGTACGACATCTGTTCGTTGGCGTAAGTTATATGCAGATGATATTGATGTCTCAAATGATATCTCTGTTACTGGTGATGTTACTGTTTCTGGAACAATCAATGCTTCTATTACAGGTACTTCAGATAATGCAACTCAGCTTGCCACTGCTCGTGCTATTGCATTGGCCGGTGACGTAACTGGTACAGCAAACTTTGATGGCTCGGCTGATATCTCAATCACTACAACAATTGCAACAAACTCTGTTGCTCTTGGTACAGACACAACTGGTGACTATGTTGGAACAGTAACTGGTGGAACTGGTATCACATCGTCTGGCGCAACATCAGGTGAAGGTATCGCTCATACACTAGAACTAGATGTCGATAGCCTAACTGCTGAAACATCATTCCAGTCTACTGATATAATCGCTGTCTATGATGTGACTGCTGGTGCTATGGTAAAGGGAACCATTGCTAACGTCGCACTTCAGGGCCCAGCGGGTGCTGCTGGTGCGGCTGGTGCGGCTGGTGCTGATGGTGGATTTACTACAGATTCAGACGCTCAAGTCAACTCACTTGGTGTCGGTACAGCAGGTTCAACGACAACTGGTGAAATTCGTGCAACGAACAACATCACTGCTTACTACTCAGATGCAAGACTTAAGGACTTTGACGGACATATCGACAACGCAATGGATAAAGTCATGGCGTTGAACGGTTACTACTTCTATGAGAATGCAAAAGCTAAAGAACTTGGATATGATAATGATGCAAGACAAGTTGGTGTAAGCGCACAAGAAGTTGATGCAGTTATGCCTGAAGTTACATCTCCTGCACCAATCAATGGTAACTTTGAGGGTGCTGACTATATGACAGTTTCATATGAAAAACTAGTACCTCTTCTAATCGAAGCTATCAAAGAATTGAAAGCTGAGATTGAAGAACTAAAATCTTAATTGTGCAAGGAGGCACACTAAAATGGCTAATTATACAATTACATCAGTCAACGCTAATAACGTAGCGAAGATTACATTTAGTGATGATAGCTGGACATTTGTTCAACTATATTCAGATACAACAGAAGCTGATCTAGATGATCTAGTTATGCGGATTCTTCCACCGTACCTAAGATCGGGTAATGGAACACCATCTTTTGTAACGGCTGGAGCAACTCGTACAGCAGCAGAGAAGCCAGCAGAAGAGTACGTCGATCCACGTCCACAATATGAACAGGATCGCACGGCCGCTTACGGTAGTTTGGAAAGTCAGATTGAGTATATCACGGAGAATGGTTTGGATGCTTGGCAGACTAAGGTCGCGCAGATCAAAGCCGACAACCCGAAGCCTTCGGAATAATAGTCATGACTTTACAATCTAGCGGAGCAATATCATTCGCGGATATTAGATCAGAATTTGGTGGATCGGGTACTATTTCCATGGCCGATGTATATCGTGGTGGTTCACTTGTCAGATCAAAAGCTGGAAACAATAGTGCAGCTAATCTAGCAGCTAATGTGCCGACATCTGGTATTATAGATTTTGCTGATTTTTTCGGACAAGCTAAAGGTTTTCGTTACACTTACACATCTGGTGCAACCAATCAGGATGCGTCGAGCATCTTCGGTTCGGACTACGGGGTCGACTACCCCAAAGAAATCGTCATCAACAGCGGTGTCGAATTAGGCGCAACCAGCACGTCACAAGAAGCGTTACAAATCGACAGTGGTTTGTCTGGCGGTCTTACTATCACCAACAACGGCACGCTTACTGGTGCTGGCGGTGCTGCTAATGGTGGTGCTGGTGGTGATGCATTTGAAGCTGATGTTGCTTGCACCCTTATCAACAACGGCACGATCAGAGCCGGTGGTGGCGGAGGAGGTGCTGGCGGCAGCGGTGGCTTAGGTGGCACGGGCGGTCAGGGCGTTACAAGTTCAGCCGGCTGGAGTTCATGGAGTTCGTATTACCATCGAAGTGGTATCACTGGTCATCCTCAATCCGAAAGACGCTTTATCAACAATGTGTCCTCTACAAGCTACTGGTACTGGGATGGTTATTTGAACCACACCACTGGCTATTCCGTAAACACGACTACAACAGGCGGCAACGAATACGAAAGAGGCAGTCAAGTTTATAATGATGGGTTCTCTTTTGTTAACCAAATTCGACAGCGTACTCCCACCACGAATTACACCTATCACAACGGTGGTTCTGGTGGCTCTGGCGGTAGTGGTGGAAGCGGCGGTGTAGGCCAAGGCTACAATCAATCCGCTGCATCAGGCAGTGGTGGTTCATCCGGCTCTGGTGGTGCTGGCGGTGGAACAAATGCTGGCTCTGGCGGCACTGGCGGCACTGGAGGCAGTGGTGGTTCTGGTGGCTCATTTGGGAGCAGTGGTTCGGCAGGAAATACAGGCTCCACAGGCAACACAGGCGGCAACGGCAACAACACAAATGGTTCTGGCGGCTCTAGCGGCTCTTCTGGTTCTGGTGGTGGTGCAGCCGGTAAATATATTCGCGGTATAGGTAACGTCAGCTTCACTAACAACGGTACTGTACAAGGCGGAACTGCTTAATACTTAATATTTAATACAGAGGGATAAAAAAAATGACTTTACCATCTAGCGGAGCAATATCATTTTCGCAAATTAGAAGCGAATTTGGAGGCGGATCAGGCTCAATACAGTTTAGTGATTTCTATCGTGGTGGCTCTAGAGTAAGGGCGAAAGCTGGAAACAATAGTGCAACTAATCTTGCTACTAATGTACCATCTTCTGGTGCTATTGATATGGCTGATTTTTTTGGACAAGCAAGAGGCTTTCGCAAAACCTATAGCAGCGGTGCAACAAACCAAGATGCTTCCAATATTTTTGGTGACGACTACGGTGTAGATTATCCCAAAGAAATCGTAATTAATTCTGGTGTAGAATTAGGTGCAACCAGCACATCACAAGAGGCATTGCAGATCGACAGCGGAATGTCCGGTTCCATGACTATCACCAACAATGGTACACTATCCGGTGCTGGTGGGTCAGCTAATGGCGGTACAGGTGGTGATGCTTTTGAAGCTGATGTGTCCTGTACCCTAGTCAACAATGGTACGATTCGTTCTGGCGGCGGCGGCGGCGGTTCCGGCGGCTCTGGTGGTACTGGTGGTACTGGAGGTCAAGGTTCTACAACCTCATATGGTTATGGCAACTGGTCGTCATACAGACATACAAATGTGGGTTATGGAGCGCCCGTATATTATCAAGTTGATACATATGTTAATACGGGTTGGTATTGGTATGGCGCACCTGGCGGTAATAGTTATGGTTATATGGGCGCGACGGGCGCACCATCAGGCGTTGGTACAACTGCTAGTTATGGTAATTATCAATATCAAAAAGGGCCAAACACTTACTATAACGCAGCCTATGGCGTTTGGTCTAACCCAATTCGTAGAAGAAGCACTAACGAAGCTAGTACCACTTATTATAACGGTGGTTCCGGTGGCTCTGGTGGTTCCGGTGGCTCTGGTGGTGTAGGCCAAGGCTACGGTCAGTCTGCTGGAAGCGGTTCCGGTGGTTCTAGCGGTTCCGGTGGTTCCGGTGGTGGAACTAATGCTGGGTCTGGTGGAACAGGCGGCACTGGTGGAACAGGTGGTGATGGCGGCGCCTATGGTGCGTCGGGTTCAAGCGGAGCAACAGGTTCTACAGGAAGCTCCGGCGGCAACGGAAACCATACCAATGGTTCCGGTGGTTCTGGTGGATCATCAGGATCAGGTGGAGGATCAGCCGGTGCAAGCATTAGAGGTATTAGCAACGTCAGTTATACAGATAATGGTACTACTACCGGCAGCACTAGTGATTAATATTACCATGTTCTAAAGATTATAAATAGTTCCAGATATTAAACAATCTGGAACTATTAACATGGCTAACCCTCGCTCAAGATCAGAACTAAAAAAATACTGTCTACGCCGCTTAGGTCATCCAGTAGTTGAGATTAACATAGATGAAGATCAGATGCAGGATAGGATCGATGATGCTCTAGAGTTTTATCGTGACTATCACTTTGATGGTACAGAAAGAACATTTCTGAAACACCAAGTCACTCAAACTGACATCAATAACGAATACATCTCTATTCCAACTACAATTACTGGTATTGTAAATCTATTTCCTGTCGGAACAGGCCTAAACTCAAACAATCTATTCAACCTACGCTATCAGATTTCTCTGAACGAAGTTCATGATTGGGCGTCTGGACAATTCCAAAACTATGTTTCTTCTATGGAGCGTATTGCTCTATTGGAAGAAATTTTCGTAGGTAAACAACCACTAAGATTTTCCCGACATATGGACAGACTCCATGTTGACATGGATTGGTCAGAAAGAGTAACTGTCGGTGAATATCTAATCATCGAAGCATATCGTGTAATCGATCCAGACACTTATACGCAAGTATGGGGTGATTACTGGTTGCGTGGATATACCACCCAGCTATTCAAACGCCAATGGGGTGAAAACCTAAAGAAGTTTGAAGGTATGCAACTTCCCGGCGGTTTAACATTCAATGGTCAAACAATTTGGTCAGAAGCGGATGAGGAAATCAAAAGGCTGGAAGAAGAGATTGTATCTAAGTTCTCTATGCCTGTAATGGATATGATCGGATAATGATTAATGGCTACAAACCTATTCTTTAACAACTTTGGACATTCGGGTCAGCAAAACCTACTTGAAGACTTAATTGTTGAGTCTATCAAGATGTATGGCCATGATGTGATTTACATTCCAAGAACACTAGTAAAAGAAGATTTGCTGTTCGGTGAAGATGTTCTATCGAAGTTCACTAATTCTTATGAAGTAGAAATGTATATCAAGAATGTTGAAGGGTTTGAAGGTGAGGGTGATTTCCTTTCAAAGTTCAATGTTGAAATAAGAGATGAAATTACATTCACTGTATCTAAGAGAAGGTTTGGTGAAGAGGTTGATCTTGGACAACTTATTGCACAAGAAGATG